GAGGGCCGGCACAGGCCACTCGGATCAAGACAGTCCTGTTACCAGGGTGCCCGCACCTTTGAGCCCGCGCCAGCGTGATCGCAGAGTAGCAAGAGAGCGGGAGCCCCAGGAAGAGGCATTCCTGGAACCCCCGCAGGCAGATGAACAAACCTCCCGAGGGGAAGGAGCCGTTCACCTTACTTCGTAGCGCGCTAAAGCTATCTTTTTCAGGTTCATGTGTGTCCTAGACGGTGTGCCAAGTCGTGCCGTCGCAGAATAGGCGCAAAACGCCGTACTGAGTAGTGATCGTGGCTGTCAGCGCACCGTCGATGGTCTCAGAGCCGTCGGCGTCGATGGTGAGAGTGCCCGTCACCAGCGTCTTGAAGATCAACGTCCGTCCGATCATCGACGCAGCGGTCGGCAAGTTGTGGGTGTAGGGCAAGGTACCGCCGCTGAAGATGATCGTGGCCATGTCAGCCGCAACCAGGGTCAGCGTGCCAGTCACACTGCGCGTGATCTGTTTCGCAGGATCAAACGGAAGCCAGTCCGTACCATTGCTACGGTAGAGCACGTAGCCGTAGACTGTGTGGTTGACCCACACCAAGCATCGGTCGTAGGAGGCCGGCGCAAATGTGGAAGCCACGTTGGCCTCAGTCAGAGAGGCCGATTCGTGAATTGGGAATGGCGCTCCCAGAGTGACGATGAAGTTGTCATCCATCGAGGCATCCCAACCTTGGGTGCCGCTGGCGATGGGGGTTCTTGCAGGACGAGCCATAGTGCCTCCTAGACTTTTGTGATCGAGTAAGTGATGGGATCTGACAGGTAGCCGTTGTAGCTGTGCGTGACGCGCACTTTGAAGCTGGTCGTGCTGATGGGCGCGGCAGCGAGCTGTCCGGCAGTGTACGTAACAGAAGCTACTAATAGATTTTGCGTACTCACAACAGCATTGGCAGAGGTAAGCAGTTCAACGATGAACAAGCCTTTCAAAGACGGAGCGCCGATTGCAGTGCCGGCGTTTTGGAAGCCAGCACCCGTCGCCTTTGAGAATGCCGAGGACCAAGCCCAAGCAACGGTCACATCGTCGGCTGCACGATAGGTGGGAGAGCCAACGTACGGGGCGCGCGTGTGCATGGCCTCGGGGTTGACGGGGACAACGCCCTTGCCGCGCAAGAGGTTGCCGAAGGGCGGCACGCTGCTGAGAGGGATCGTCCCAGAGGCAGCGATGGGCTGTGCCTTCAGGTAGAGATCTTCGCCAGGGATCAACAGGATGTCTTCGATCTGCTCCAGCGAAGTGTTCTCGAAAATGAAAACCTGCGCGCCTACAGGATGCGTCACCTTGCGCGTGTCGTAGCGTGCGCGCGAAAGTCCGTCGAGACGCGCCTGCGTCCCGCTGAGACTGGTGATCTTCTTCACGTAGCAGATTTCAATACCTGCCGTAGAGGCGATCACGACAACTTGCCTGCCAAGTCCGTAGTTGGTCGGATCCGCAGAGAGATCGAGCACACCACCAAGATCGGGGCCTTCAACAGTAAACGTAGGGCCTTGCGTCAATAGACTCAGGCTTCCGATGTCCAACTGCACATCGAGAACACCACCAGCAGCAAACCCTAGTTCGTCGCCCCAGAGCGTGTAAGTGATGTCGTCACGCGAGAGGTTGATGATCGACTCTGATATTTGATCGTGAGCCCTGATTTGCGGTGCTTGTATGAACATCCGCTCGACACTCAGGAGCTGTTCTGGGATCTCCACGAAGACGCCTTCAAGGTTGGCAGCAGCGTCCTTCAAGAGAGGATTGCCGCCGCCTGGATTCTGTACGAAGTCGGATTTGCGCCCGCCGTAGAAGTCAGGGAAGACACCGATCTCGACTTCTTCTGACAGCGCATCAAAAGACACATTTACTACGCGCAGAATTTCGTCGAATTGATCGCTGACGATTGCATCGCCTGGGATCAGTGTTCGGCATTCCCTGGAAGATCGGATCTTGAAGACCCCCACGCCCGCCAACTCTTCTTGTGAACGAAGCTCTGTCAGCTTCGCAGCAGTATCAAAGTGACTCGTAGAAAGGATGCCGGCGACTCGCACACGCGCGTACTGCGTGTACTTGACTTGGCCATCCTCATCGGTGGCTATGGTCATGTCTCCATAACCGTGGTCGCGGTCGGAGAAGCTGTAGACCATCCGGTCAACCTTGCGCTCGCCAAGGTAGTTTTCGATCTCCGGCAGATCTTCCGAATCGAGATCTGTTGTTAGATTGGGCAGCGTTCCAACAGGTTTACGGACTCGGTTGAAGAGCATTGCTCCTGTGCGAAGGTCGAAAGGAAGCAGTATCCCGTGATCCTGCAAGGCGTTGGCTAAGAGACCTTGTGCCAGCTCGCCATCGACACTTACCAATCCGGATCGCCAGAAGTCTCCTTCGGCCTCTACGCCGAGAGCGTTTAGAGATGGGATGTCCCAGGGCTCCGGCTCGCCTTGCTCAAGATCAAGGCCCAAAGGGAAGGGCGCGAAGAGGAGTTCTGCGATCACATGGGCGATGTTCGCGCCATTGTCGGTGGAGAAGAGATAGCTTTGAATCGTGCCGGCGACAGTTGCACCAACGGTGCCGGTGGTCAGGAAGACGTTCGTTCTAAGCGAGTAGATTGGGAATCCGTTGAAGCCTACGCCCGTTTGAACGAGCAGGGAAGTCGCTCGGCGTACGATGTAGGAACCGTTGGGTATGCCGTTGCCATTGAGAAGCATCGGCTGGCCAGGGTCTAGCTGCTTTGTGAAGTCGCCGGAGACTTGTAGGAAGCCAATGTCGGGGTCGATGTTTGCGTTTACCGCAACGATGGACTTTGTTACACCGCTGAGAACACTCGTAGGCTCGTACCAAGAAGAAGAGCCCGTCACTACAGAAGTGGTCGGCCTGCGCTCCAGTTCGTAGTCGAGCTTCGGCCAGAATGCGCTGGATCCCAGCCTCTTAGTAGTCCATTGGATGTAGCAGACGTTCGGCCATCTGGAGGAGATCCCAAGTCGCGAGGCGTCTCCCAGGAATGTATTGATAGGCTGAGTTTCCTCACCCCAATAGATAACAAACGCACCCTCTTTACCAAGATCAACCGTTGTCCCGCTCGGGTGGGATGTGTTCGTGATAGGGCCTTCGAAGATGACCTTTCCACTCTCCACAATCTTGTGAAGAGCGTTGCACGGCCCCACGGAGAGTTGGTGCCAGCCTGATTCGTACCAAACGTCTTGCTTAGGAGGAGATCCACCCTTGCCGCCGCCTGTGGATTCCTTGCGTTTTGTTCTGTTGCCGGCCCAGGCAAACGTAGGCCCAACCATTTTGATCCCGCAGACCCAGGTGATGTAGGAGCCCCGGATCGTAAGCGTCGTTGGCTTGTCGTCTTGTACTGGCTGCTTGGGCTTCTTCTTCAGAAGTTCTTGTGCAAGCAGAGAAAGCGCAAGAACGGCTATGTAGTAGACCAGTTCCACGCCCCCGCAGCGCTTGCCAAGGAAGTTCGGACGTTTCTGTACCTTCAAGAGATCCAGTCCTCTCTATCAAGAAGCCTGTATACGGCGAACACACGCTCGTATCCCGTGAAGAGCGACCATCCTGTTTTGGTAACTCCAGTCATCTGAGTGCAGTGCCAAAGCGTATTCTTCTCTGGACCCACCAACATCATGTGTCCTGGGCCTCCTGCGCCAGATTCTGCGATCAAGATATCCATTGGCTGGACCAAGATCTGACCGTCCTCGTTGGGCAGGACGAGTTCTGCGGGATCGTACAGCCTTCGAATGGTAGCAACGGCGTCTCTTGCGCCTGCCGGATCGTGCAGTGCGGCATCGCTAGGGAGCATCGGGGATACGGCGCGCTGCCTGCCGTCCATGATATCAATTTGCCCGCAGGAGAAGCCAATGCAGTCGGCGTCAACTCCTCTAAGGCGCTGACCGCTTCTGTATTTGGTACCCTCCCAGCTCTTCAGAGAGGACAGTATCCTTTCTTCAAGGCGTGCCAGATTTTCCGGCAGCGGAGACCAAATAAGATCCATGCTGTGCGATCTCATGAGGGATTCTCGAAGAGCGGGTTGTACGGAAGCATCCCATAGCCCAGGCCGGCGAAGTTCTCTTCATTGTCCCAAACGTCGCGGCAGTCCTCGATGGACTTGTGACATCCAGGAATGAAACGAATGGAACTTGCGCCTGCTAGCAGCCAGGAGTTGGGAGGTCTTCTGCGGAGAACGAAGATCGTAGGATCTGTTAGAACCCAGATTCGAATGCCGATCTGGAGACCGTCTCGTTCCAAGTACCCACGTTCCCAATAGCGATCAACATTCCCGCCAGGAGAGGTAGGAGCAGTCAATGCTGCGTTGGGGCTGACAGTAACTTCTTGGCCGTCGATAGCAGCGATTTGACCTAGAACTCTGAACGAGGACTCGGCTCGCTTGTTGCCGCAGCCATTGCGAAACATAGCCCACACGCAAGTGTGGTTGCACTGAAGCCCCATAGCTACGTCTAGCTGACTTTTGATAGGCGAGGCAAAGAAAGCTGCGGAGTTGTTTGCGCCTTCGAAGTTCTTCACCGTGCGCATCACCCGCCCGTTGAAGGTCACTAGCTGGTGGGAGGCGTCTCCGGGGAACAGTCCGGAAGTGATCTCTGTCACCTTCATAAAGATAGGCGAGTGAGGCAGACCGGATGTTGCGTCGGAGCTGAAGGCGTCCAAGGGCATCGTCACCCTGGCTTCCTTTTCACCGAATGTGCCGATGTTGTCGGGAACCTCAACCTCAAGCCCTTCGGTGCTCGCATGGCCGGAAGTGTCTTGGCCGTTGTCGGTGTATCGAGCGTACGTAGGTGTTAGAGGATCTCCGTAGCGGAACTCTACCAATAGGTAGCCTTCCTTTTCTGATCTTGAGAGA